GCGGCGCATGGTGCCGTTATCCTCGATCTCCCAGATACGCCCCGGCGCGCGAGCGGAGCCTAGGTCGCGATAGATAACGCTCGTGGCGCGCGAGCCCGGCAAGACCGTGCGTGTCACAGGCACGCTCCAGCTCTCGCCGTCATTGTTGCTATAGCGCAGCCGCACGTCGCCGCCGCGGAGCCCGATACTGCCGAACACCAATGCCTCGGCTACGCCGACATAGGCGCGATCCTGTAGCTCCTGCCTCCCAGATGCGACAAACGTATTGGTGCGCCAGCCGTCATCCATCGTAGACGACGGATCAAAGCGGAGAATGGAGGGTGCAAGCAGCGACGCGCCGTGCGTCTCTGCGCGCCACATAACTGTTAAGTTCATATTCAGCCACGGCAGGTCGCCTGTCCGCCAGTCCGACCACTGGCCGGTGGTGACGTCAAGAACAGTGGTGCCCTGCGTATCGAGGTTTAGCCCGTAGAACAAATGCCCGTCAAACGGGTAAATCCACGCTGAGACGGGTGTCGTAGGTACTTGGTCCGTGGCGACAAGCACTACCCACTGCTCGTGCCCAAGCGCCTGCACACCCGCGCTTCCTGTGCCCGCCTGTACCACCCACTGCTCTTGCACTGTGGCGTAGGGTGCGGGCTGTATGCCGGTTGTTATCAGTAGCCACTGCTCGTACACACACGGGTCCGCTTGGCCTGTTAGCGCGGACAGGCCCCACTGCTCATACCCGAGAATGACGTCGTTGGCCGCCACTTAGCTGGTCCTGTTATTGTGCGTTCGCGCCCCAATCAAAGCGGCAGTTGACCACGCGGAGCCGCCGGCGTCCGTGTCGAAGATGTCCATCTGCCACGCCGGGTTGGCGGGCGGCGTGTGGTCTTGGCCCAAGATCAGCGTGCCTCCGGCGTTGCGGATGCTAAAGCGGGCGTTTGCGGAGCCGACACCGACCAGCGAACGCTTGGTGGCCAGCATGACTGACCTAATGCCTGTCACGCCCGGCGGAAGCGTCTGGAACGAGAACTCACTCGCCGCGGGAATGTCTGCGCCGCCGGCCAGCGTCGCACCTGACAGCACAGCGCCCGCCACGTTGGTGGACAAGACGATGCTGTTCCCCGCGGTGCCGGCCGTAAGCGCCGTAATGGCGATCTTAGAGCCAGCAATGTCTGATGCGGAAACCGCCGCGTGCGCGACTGTACCAGTGCCGTAGATTGTGCCCGCGCCCGCGTCTTGGTTCACCGCGGCGCGGAGATTAGACAGCGTAATCTCCGCAGACGCGCCGATCAAGACCTGATCCGCCGCGGAGAGCGCCGTCACGAAGGTATAGGTGCGCGCGCCGATAGTGATGGTGTCGTTAGCGACGGCGTTAGATACAAACTCCACTGTGCCGGAGGCGGGCAGCAGCGCGGCCCGAATAAACGTGTCATTGCGCCCGATCTTGTCGAGCGACTGATAGGCAGCCAGCCCATCGTCGGGCAGGTGTGCGCTTACGGTGCCGTGCAGTGACACTGCGCGGCTGAACTGGCTCTCGTCCCCGACTACGCCGTCGAACCCGAGAAGCACCTGCGTGTTGGCCCACTGCGGATCAGCGCCGCTGCGCGGGAAGGCCGAAGTAGGCGGGGCAAACTCGGCAGTATAGCGTGCAGCGCCCACAGTGAGGCGCACCTCGTCGGCGAAGCCGGCAAACAGCGTCGCGCCGTCGATGGTGACACCAAGAGATTGGCCGCCCACGGAGAAGTTAGCGTTGCCGTTGAAATAGGTGTTGGCGTCGGTCGCGGCCGGTGTCAGCCGCACGCCGTTGATGAAGAGCATACTGGTGCCCGCACTGCGGCTAACCGCTACGTGATACCACTCATTCAGCGTAGGCGTCCAGATAGCGTCATGCACGGCCACAACCGAGCCCGCCGTACCTGCCGTAGACACCTCGAACGAAAGCCGCTGCGTTCCGGACCGCTCGTAGCGGCGCAAGCGCCAAGAACGCTCATTATTGCCGCCGGCGTCATACCACTGCGATACGAGCGGCTGAGATTGTCCCGCCGTCAGCAGCGCATTGGCGCGGAAAAACCCCTCGATGGTAAAGTCGGAAGCGCCGAGCTCCAACGCGGCCGTATCTTGGATGCGGATTGCGCCGTCGCCGGGCAGATGCAAGACACCTGCACTGATCTTGCGACGCGCCGTGAACCCCCAGCCACCGCCGGGGTGGTCCGCGGTCAGCGCACGCGCATAGACGCGCGCGGGGCCAAAGTTGTTGTTTTGCGTGCCGGTATTATCCTTTACCCACAGGTCAGACACGTAGTACTGTGCTCCGACGGAGCCCTCGCCTGCCACCAGCTCAATCTGAGCAATAGGGGATGCGCTGAGCGTCAGGCCCGTCGCTAGCAGCAGCACGGTGCCTGTTTCGTTTCGCAGCTCGAATGAGCTCGCCGTGCCCGCCATCACCACCTTCATTTCGAAGAGCGTCCACTCGCCTGCGTTGAAGACGGGTGCAGGCGTGGCGGCCACGTCGAGGTTCGCTGCGTTCTGTATCGAGGCGACGCCCGTCGGGCTTATGTGAAACCACGCCAACGTCGAGTTGCCTGCGTCGGCAAACCGCACCCGCATCCGATAATTGGCGGGCGGCAGCGCCGTATTGTAGAATGCGGCGTGTAGGAAAATCGTATTCTGCGCCCCGTTCTTGAGCACGAAGCGGGTGCCTGTGCCGTTGCCGGCGACGCGCAGGGCCTTGCTGCCGCTCCTCCCCCCAAACGAGGGGGTCTCAATTGCGCCGCCACCGTCGTTAGCAAAGAAATCGCCGGAGACCGCGCCAACATCTGCGAGCGAGCCATTCAAGAAGATGTCGGGGCTGAAGAGCCATGTAGTAGCCATTAGGTGCCTCTTAATCTGATTTTCTCTTCGACCGTATGCGTAGATAGCCGCGTGCCGCTAGCATCCCGGACTATGCCCGTGGTGTCAACATAGAAGATGTTGTTGTCCAATACAACCACCGTGTCCTCAATTGCGCCAAAGCGCAGCGTGCGCCCCTGTACCGGGGCGAATGGGCTGGCCTCGTCGCCGGTTGCCGCCCAAATTTCGATGGTTGAGCTCCCAATTACCCAAAGCAGGTCACCAACGGTCTTGATCGTGACAAGGTGATCAGGCTCCGCCTCCGCCTCAGCAAACGTATCAACCCAGAACTCGCCGGGGAAGATGTAGAAGAGCCGCTGGGCGTTCGCCGCGGCCACCACAATAAAGCCTGAAATGGTCGCAACCGCGAGCGCCTTCATGTCGTCGGTGCCCTCGGGCAGCGGCGCTTCTGTCAGAAAGTGCAGGCCGCCGTTGACCAGCGTACCTGTCGGAGCGCCCGCAGGCGTCTGCCACGACAGGGCGGTTGACGTCTCCGTCAGGGCAATGGCGTTGCCGCCCGCGCCTGCCGTAATTGCCTCGACGGTGAGGCGCGTAGGCGCTGCGCGCCTCCGCCGGACGGTCGTGTGTGCGACAAGCGCCGTGGAGTAGGTCCCGCCGGGCGAGCCTGTGTTACCAATCGCGTCGCCGAGGTTAGCGAGGCTAAACTCATTATTCGCCCCGAGCAGCACCTTCCACGGGTTAGCCAGAGTCCCCGCCGGCGCGCCGGTATCTACGCCGGACGCCACCCACGTGTAGTACACGCCGTCGATGGATACCACGTCCGCAGCGGCGATGTTGCCTACGCCTACTTGCAAACCCGCTTGCGCGCGGGAAAGCCCCTCGTAGTAGAAGAGATTATCGCCATCAGCGACCCACAGCCGCTCAATGCCGGGAGATGTCTGCACGGCCAGAGACGGGAACGTAGCAGCAAACCCGACCGCCCCGCTAATAAGCGTGAGCGTAGTGCCGTCATACCGGTAGAGCCCGTCCCCCGAAATGATGAATAGGTCGTCGCCAAACGCGCCGTCTTGCGTAAAGAGCGCACGGATGGTGGGCCCGACCCCAATATTGGCGACAAAGGCCGTACCCGGCCGCGCAACCAGCGACTGGCCGCTGGCGGCCGACTTATCTTCCTCAAAGAACCGGTTTAGCAGGCGCAAGTCTACACCGCCTGCGTAAGGGCGTTTATATACCTCGGTCCCGATTGGGATGTTAGTTAAAGCGCCGGCCACTAGGCTCCCCCACGCTCGAATACGGCAAGTAGGCGCTGTCGAAGAGTACATCTGCCTCCACGTCGGACGCCACGCGAGTGTAGCGCGATACGAAGCGCGCCTGCATTTCGCTGAAGAGCGACAGCGACGCGGCGTCCATCGCGCGACCGTAACGCACCACCAGCCTCGTGGCTAGTGCGAGGACGAGCATATCATCGAACTCCTCGGGGAAGGGCGACGGGTCTGTGAGCAGCAGCCCCGTAACGGTGCGCCACTCGGCGAGGTCACGACGATAGAACAGGTCATGACGCTGTCCATTCAGGTTCAGCACCAAGGACTGCCCGCCGTTAATGGTGTTGCCATTACCCAACAGGGTCAGCGGGTATGTGGCGAACGTGCCTGCAACGTCGGAGACTAGAAGGCGCGCACCATCGCCGGGGTCGTGCGGCATGTAAACTGACGTGGCCGATGCGAGTTGGCAGTGCAGGTGGATGTTGTGCGGCAGCGGTAGGTCCTGCGCTAAATCATCAAACTGGCGCAAGACGCCGCTTTTCGATCTTTTGACAGCACCGCCCAAGCGAACGGTTGTCTGCGGGTACTGCACCATGCTTCGCAGGATGATGCCTTGCAATAGGGGCAATGCCTCAGCCTGTTGCGCCGCAGAGGGCTGCTCTGCGATATCCGAAACCTGCTGCTCTCGGTAGGCCCGAGAGATTATCTCACTAATAAGCGCCATGGCACCCTCACATAAAAGAGGCGGCAGCGGGTATCAGCCGCCACCGCCCCAAGTACTGCCCAGACGATACATTGTCCGCTGCTGGGCAGCAAAGGGAGGACCGACACTCCCTTTATCCGTTGACGCGGCAGACGTAGGAGCGACCGAACGGAAGGATGTTCGGCGTGTACGCGCTGTCGAAGCGCAAACGGGTGACGCCGGTGTCGCCGTTGCTGTACTTGTGAAGGCGCATGTGCAGCGGGATGCTGCGCATCTGACGATGCGACGTCTCACCAGACGCAAGGTCTTCGAGGCGGGCCGTTTCAACCCGGACCGCCGCGCGTCCGATAACCGCACGCTGAAGGTACGACGAGTTGGCCGCACCAACAAAGGTGATGGCTGCGCCGTTAGCGGGGGCTGCGTTGACCGTGGCGTGGGCATTGTCCACACCGGCCGCGCCAATGATCGAGCCGTTGGCGGGGATGATGGCCGGGTAGATGCGGAGCGCTGCAACCGCGCCGCCAGCCGTGGCCGTATGGTCGCCAATGACGCGGAACTGCTGCGGGCGGCCCTGCGTGGCGTTCTTGCGATTGTCCCAAGCATCGACGCCGGCGAGCGTGAAAACTTCGCCGTCGCGGATGGTGGCGTTAGCACCCACACCAGCGATGCTGAGCGTCTGCGTCAGGAAGTTACCGTTCGTGGTCGTGCTTTGCGCCACGGCGGAGTAGTTAACGCTCTGCGAAGCACCGTTAACAGTACCGTTGACGCGCGTGCCGGTGACGAGCACAGGGAGCTGCTGCGTGAAGAGAACCTTCATGCCGACGAGCTCTTTGAGGCGCGGACTGTCGCCGAACTTGGCAAGCACGCTCTCTTGGCTGTTCATGTTGGCCGTGGAAGTCTGAACCAAGTACTTGGCCAGTCCGGCCATGTCCTGATACGCGAGAACGGCATAGATATCCGCCTCGGGAACGCCCTCTTGCTTAAGGCGCACGAAGGCGTCCATAAGCGCCTCGATGGAGGCGATGTCAGCGCCCGGCGTGCCGAGCCAGTTACCGCCGGCCATGACCGTCTTGCGGAGGATGTCAGCATCAACATCTTCGCCCATCTGAATGGCGACAGTGCGAAGCGTCTCGTCTCGGAGCGCGCTGTCCTCGTCACGAATACGGGCGAAGTCAGCCATGTCGAAGTCACGGTTAATCAGGTCGTCCAACTTGAAGATTTCAGACCCGTACACGCGATCTTGAACGCCGGCTGAGAGGTCAGCGACCGCGCCAGACGTCCGTCGGCTGTTCGTACGCGCGGAGACGCGCTCAATGTATGAATACCGAGAGCGG